GGATGGGCTGTAGACATCCGATGCACTAACTCACACAGCCGTTTCTTAATGGTCGAAGCCTTGCTCGATGCTGGATTTAATCGCATCGGGATAGCCTCGTCATTCATACACGCTGACGTCGACCCTGAGAAGACTCCGCTACTTATATGGACGTATTAAGCCCTATATGAGACCTAGACTTAACGGACAGAAACTAGAGGCATATAAGCACCTCACAAAGGACGAGAGGCGCATCTTAGTAATCGGAGACCTACACGAGCCATTTTGCCTCAAGGGGTATCTCAAATTTTGTAAGGACGTCTACAAGAAGCACAATCTAAATCAAGTCATCTACATCGGAGACATCATCGACAATCATTTCAGCTCATATCACGAGACAGATCCCAACGGACACTCTGGAGGGCTTGAGCTTGCTCTTGCGATTAAGAAGGTCGAGGATTGGGCTAAGGCATTCCCTAAAGCTGACGTCTGTATCGGCAACCACGATAGAATCATAATGCGCAAAGCGTTCTCATCAGCTATCCCTAGAGAATGGATTAAGTCATATAACGAGGTCTTAGGCACTAATTGGAATTGGGTAGAGAGTATCGAATACGATGGAGTCCTGTACGAACACGGAGAAGGCGGACAAGCTAAGACCAAAGCTCGAAACAATATGATGTCATCGGTTTGCGGTCACACTCACACGGAGGCTTATGTGCACTTTTATGTCGGCAAGAAATACAAGGTCTTCGGAATGCAGGTCGGATGTGGTGTAGACGCTAAAAGCTACGCAGCAGCCTACGCTAAAAACTTTAAGAAACAAGCAATCGGAGTCGGAGTCGTCATCGGAGGACATACGGCTTATAACGTAATGATGGAACTATGAAAAACCCCCTAATAAACAACCTTCTTAAGGGTCTAGATTTGACCCAACTATTCAAAGGCAAAGGAGACCTCAAGCGATGGAGTGCTAAGCGAACTATCGGAGGCTCGATTGTAGCTTACGCTCTGTATAGTATGGAGCAATCAGGTAACGGAATTGAGCCCTATGGAGTGCTCCTATGCTTGATAGGTGTATTACCTTTGTGCTTGTCTTTCCTGGAAAAGGATTAAACGTATTTTTATCGTGTGACGCAACTATCGATAAAACGAGGGGAAGAGTCAGAACGCTGACCTCCCCTCACATCTACAAGAGTGACTCACTTTGACGAGTCTGTGTTAGTTCATTTGATGGGATGCCTCTGCTTCGGTAGGGGCATCTTTTTTTTATGCCCTTTGTAACCCCCGAAAACATTAGGAAAGTAAAAAAAGTTTAGATAAAAGCTAAAATAAATTAGGTTTTTAAGAAATGATTGACGTATATTGCGGTCATAACACAAATAAATACATAAAATGAAAAACTGTTTAACCGAAACTAAGCTCACGCAAGAGCTTAAAGAACAACTTTCACGAGACTCTTATAGCGAGCTTAAATATGACGAGCTTGATGAGATTCTAACTCGTGAGGGCTACGAACCCGAAAATCTTACAAGCCACAATGACGCTTGCTATTGCTTAGGGGTCTTTTATAATAGCCAACAATATGTTAATGTCTATATCCCAAACTGCAAGGAGGTTAATGACGAGGAGGATTATGACACTTATGCCGTGCAATGTGCCGAGACTTTTGACTACTTATTTACAAGCGAAAGCTCAAAAGAAATTGTTGATTTTATTAACTCTCTAAAAGAAATGATTTATGTCTAATATGAGCTACTGTCGTTTCGAGAATACATCTCGAGACGTAGAGGATTGCATACGAGCAATCGAGAGAGGAGAGATATATGAGCTATGCCCATACGAGCTATCGGCACTCAAGAATCTAAAAGACCAAGCCTTATATCTTGTCGAGATGATTGACACGATTGACAAAGGCATTAAAGTATCAGAAAATTTTAATAGATAATCAAATGGATAACGTAATCGAATACATCGAGACAAAGATTGACGAGCTTAATAAAAGCCTTAAATACAATCAAGACGCTCTTAAAATAGCGGAGGAGTTCTTTGACTTTTGCAAGTCGCAAAATAGAGCCGTAGAACACGCACAAAGGGACGTCGACTATCACAAGCGACGCATCAACGAATGCACTCTTGAACTAGACGTCTACTACACGGCTGGAGATTGCAAAGCCGAGCAAAAGAATTTAACATTAAATACTAAGAACTAATGGACTTTAATTTTGAAGATTTACTTGAGGAGCTAACCCTAGAGGAGCTAAAGCGATTTAAGGACGCTTTAACGTCTTATTATGAGCGTAGAATACGAGAGCGACAACAAGAGATAAAAGACATTGAGAGCGAGCTAAAATGCCTTTTAGATGCATAATTCACTAATCCCCCCCTATAGCGAAATCAAAGGAGGAGCAGTGACTAAGAATGAGCTAGACAAAATCAACACTAAGCTCACTTTCTATCTAGGCTATATTGAGTATCGCTCTAAGAACGCTTGGAGGGGTCAAGATAGCTCCTACATCGAGACGGATCTGCAAAACATTTTAATCCGTATGAGGAACGATTTAATCACTAATCAATCCCCTTTCTAATTGTAAGAAAAATTTATAATATTCGTTTAATAATCGAGGGGCTTAATACCCCCTCACAAATAACCTTAAGATGGTAACATCAAAAATCAAAACAATAACCAAGACTAATAGCACTTGGGAGGGTCAGTCGGGCACTATGTACGACTATGACATCGAAATGGAGGACGGAGCAAAAGGAGTAGCCTCAAGCACGTCACCCGAAGCTCCTCCGTATGGAGAAGGCGACGAGGTAGAGTACACCTCGAAGACAAATAAATGGGGAACGAAGCTATCCATCCGAAAGGCTGGCACGTTCTCGGGAGGAGGAGGCTTTAAAGCCGACCCAGCAAGAGAGACGATTATAACGAACTCTTGGGCTATCGGAACGGCTGTCAATATAATGGGAGCTTGTCCCGAAGACACGAGCTACGATGATTATGTAGAGAGTGCTGGTCTAGTCGCTAAATTGTTAATCTACAAACGTGACAACCTATGAGCGTAGAAAGTATTAAAGCCTACGTCAATATCGTTGACGAGGTCAAACCTTTAGAGCGCAAAATAATCGAGCTACTTACGTCGGGGGGATATGCCCTCCGACAAGTCTCTCAAAAGTTATTGATGCCTCTACAAACAGCCTCAGCACGACTGAGTGAGCTTCACGATAGAGGTATCGTTGAGCAGAGAGGAAAGAAATACTATCTCACATCGGTAGATAGGATTCAAGAAGTAAAAAACAAACGAGAACAGATCCGCTTTGACAAATGGGTCAAGCTAGGAGAGAAGGAAAACTTCTTTTCTAAACTTGAAGCCCAAAAGTTAGACGAGTATTTCGATAGGTCGGGAAAGCCCCGACGCAAAGAAGAGGACATTCCTCAATCATCACTCCCATTTTAAGAAAATATGGCACACATTAAAAA